GTGCAACTGATGGTCAAATGTCATTAGGAAGATATTATGGTAGTACTTATGCAGATGGTGGCGCACAATCTTCCATTACAATATATGAGATCAAAGCATAAACTATTATAAATAACAACGTAACTATAAACTAAGGAGAATAATACTATGGCAAGTGTTGCAGATGCACTGAATGAACTCGGAATTACGGAGTGGGTTCTTCGTGGTGAGCCAACTAGCGAAGATGAAATGAAAACAATGTTCGCTAAAGTAACAGGAGCAGATGAAAATGGTTCAGCTATTGAATCATCTGATCCGGCTGACTGGGGAACAACTTGGGCAGACGTTAAAGCAAAGATGGATGAAATCGATGCTGCGGCTCCAATGAAAGAACTTCGTAGACAAAGAGATGTTAAGATTGCACAATCTGATTGGATGGGAAACAGTGATGTTACCATGGCATCGGCTTGGACAACTTATCGTCAAGCTCTTCGTGATCTTCCAGACGGTGCAAGCCCAACTTGGGATGGAACTACTCTAGGTAATGTGACCTGGCCGACTGAACCTTCCTAATAGGAGAAGGCGATGGCCATTACAAGAGTTACCACTGATGGTATAACTGATAGCGCTGTTTCGACTGCAAAGATCGGAGCAAACGCTGTAGATACGACTAAAATCGGAGCCGATGTTATTGTAGCAGATGACATTGCTAATAATGCTATCACTGTATCTCAAATTAGTGATGGAGCAGTTACAACTGCCAAATTAGATTCTAGTATTATAAGTGGACTTAATAGTATTACTAAATCAAACACTGCTCCAAGTAGTCCATCAAATGGCGACTTTTGGTATGATTTAAGTGATTATGCTTTTAAGTTTTATGATGGTACAACATGGCAATTAATTAAATCAGCATTTACAGCAACAGGTGGAACTGTATCTGATGCTGGAGGATACAGATATCATCAATTTAATTCTTCAAGTAACTTTGTAGTATCTAAAGGCAGTACTCTTGTTGAGTATATTATAGTTGCTGGAGCGGGAGGCGCCGCTGGCGGTGAATATGCAACCGGTGGGGGTGGTGGCGGAGCTGGTGGAGTACTTTATGGTAGTACTAATGTCTCAGCTCAAACTTATGCTATTACTATAGGAGCCGGAGGAGCAAGTGTTACTGGATCTGCATCAAATGCAGGAAACAATGGAAGTAACTCAACTGCTCTTGGACTAACTGCAATTGGTGGTGGTCATGGTGCTAGTTATCCAAACAATCCTTCCGAAGCTGGCGGATCAGGTGGTGGAGGCTCTTGGCCAACTGTTCTTAGTGGAAGCGCAGGTACTTCAGGCCAAGGATATGCTGGTGGAACTCATGATAGTTCAAATAATTCTGCTGGTGGTGATGGACGAATAGGTTGTGGTGGCGGTGGAGCTACAGCAGTTGGAGAGTCTTGGACTACAAATGGAATTGGAGCTGGTAACGCAGAAAGAGGCGGAGACGGCGGAGCCGGCTATACTTGGTTAAATGGAACAACCTATGGTGGTGGCGGCGGCGGTGGCGCGGCCGACTGGACTGATCCTCCATCTGGAGGTTATTCAAGAGCTGGAAACGGTGGAGCTGGCGGAGGTGGTAATGGCCGCTATATAAGTGGTACTAATAATGCTGCAGCAGGATTTGATGGAAGTGCAAATACAGGCGGGGGTGCTGGTGGATCTTCATTTAATGGAGGGTTGTCACAGGCTCAAGGTCTTAACAATGCAGCCGGAGGATCTGGCATAGTAATTATAAGGTACGCAGTATAATGGCACATTTTGCAAAAGTAGTAAATGGTATAGTAACACAAGTCATAGTAGCTGAGCCAGAGTTTATGGAAAATGATTTTGTCGATACATCACCTGGCGAATGGATTCAAACATCTTATAATACCAGATCTGGAGTACACATAAATGGTGGAACACCATTAAGAAAGAATTTTGCTGGTCAAGGATTTATTTACGATAAACAAAGAGATGCATTTTATACACCTTCACCATATCCATCATGGACATTAAATGAAACAACTTGTCAATGGGAATCTCCTATGGCACGGCCTGAATCCGGATTTTACAGTTGGAATGAAGAAAAACTAACATGGGATGAAGTAGATGGCACTTGATAAAATCACATTGCATGGTATAGAAGATAATGCTGTAACTTCTGCTAAAATTGGTGTAGATGTTATTGTGGCCGATGATATTGCGGCTAATGCTATTACAGTTGCAGAATTACAAGATGGAGCGGTTAGTCATGCTAAGCTTCATAACACTATGGATCTTAGTAGTAAAACTGTTACGCTTCCAGCACTATCAGATTTAACAGTCACTGGTGACATTACAGTAGATACTTCAACACTAAAAGTAGATAGTTCTAATAACAGAGTTGGTATGGGAACTGCAAGCCCATCTAGACAAGTAATGATTTCGAGAAGTATTGCAGATGGTAGTGGTGAACTAGGAATAGTTTCTTCTGATAGTTCAACAAGTGGCGCTCTAGGTAATATTCATTTTGGAAATAGTACAGATACTTCACTAGCAAGTATAAGAGCAACTGCTGATGGTGCAACTGATTCTGCTAAGTTAGAATTTAACACCGAAAAAACTGGTGCAGCTATTGAAACCGCAATGAGTATTGATAGTAATGGTTTTGTTTTAAAACCATTCCAACCTGGTTTTTCGGTAAGGCAACAGGCGCAGGGTGGTATTGATTGTTCATCTACTGATTATATAGCATTTAGACATATTCATACTACATTTTTTAATACTGGAAATCATTTTAATTCATCAACTGGTATGTTTACTGCACCTGTTGCTGGTAATTATGTTTTTGGTGCTGCTATTAGATATGATTCTTTTACTGGTAATTATCAATATGGATCAATTTATAAAAATTCATCAACTCTTTATAGCCGTGAGTTAACATCACTTACTGGTAATTACCTTCATCTCTCAATTCATTGCATAATGAATATGTCAGCAAATGATACCTGTCATGTTGCATTGCGTAATTCCGGTGATAGCAGTATTAACTTAGACAATGATTGTAACTTTTACGGATATTTACTAGGATAAAGATATGGCATTTAGACAAATACAAACAGCAGGACTTGCAGATAACGCAGTAATTTCATCCAAGATTGGTGTAGATGTTATTGTGGCTGATGATCTTGCAGCTAACTCAGTTACTGTATCTGAATTATCAAATGATGCGGTTACTACTGCTAAAATTGCCGATGCATCTGTTACTGCTGCTAAGTTAGCGGCTGGTGCTGCAGTTCCAGATCAATCAGGACATGCAGGGCAGTTTCTTACAACTGACGGTACTACTGCAGATTGGGCTTCAGTTGATGGAGCAAAAGAAGGTGTGCTCTGGGAAAATAGCCAGACTCTTGCAAATAGTTATTCAATACCAAATGGTAAATCGGCAGTAACAGCTGGTCCAGTTACATTAGGTTCAGGTGTTACGGTTACACTTGGTGCAACATCAAGGTGGGTCGTAGTATGAGTTCAATTCGTTTATCAGGTACTAGTTCAGGTTATTATGATCTTACAGTTCCGGCAGCAGCTGGAACAAATAGTATTGACCTAAGTAACTTACCAGTAAAAGATTCAAGCAATAACCTAAATATTACTGGTAAATTAGGGGTTGGAAATACAACACCACACGGTACCTATCTTTTAAAAGTTGGGCCAGTGAATACTACTGAAACTATAGCAGTTCAGTCAGCTGGTGGTGGTGCAGAAACAATAATGCAATCTTATGCAGGAACAGACTCGAGAATAGGGTCTTCTGCTAATACTCCATTGAATTTAATAACGAACAACGTAAGCAGGATGACCATCAGCACGGCAGGTCATGTAACAACGCCAAATGTGCCAGCATTTCATTGTGCTAGTTCTGGCAGTAGTCTTTCTAGCGGTGCCTTTATTCTAGGTTCAACCGACAAAAGCCAAAGTATAAGTGCTGTCATTAATAACGGTAATCACTATAACACAGGCAATGGAAGATTTACAGCGCCAGTTGCTGGGTTTTATTTCTTCTCTGCCATGGCTTCACCAAGTCAAGGTGCAAACTCTGGTATTTACATAGAAAAAAATGGAAGTCAAGTTTCTGGTGCAGCTTACGTTTATGGGGTATCTTACAATGGTAGTTCAGTTAGCGCTGTAGTTCAACTAGCAGTTGGCGACTATGCCGTGGGAGTGCATGTCCCGTTTAATAGTACATCTGAAAGTCAATATTCAGGTAGCTTTACAGGTTTCCTGATAGGATAGGTATAAATAGAATAAACTTTAACTAAGGAGAAATAAAATGCCAAATATTACTGTAGCTCTTACCGATACACAGAATAAGTGTATGGAGTACGCCGCAGTTGATGTTCAAGACTGGGCCGATAATGCACTCCACAACCGTGCAAGAATCGCTCAAGACGAGATCATTGCTGAACTAGTAGCTCACTGTAATGCTAATGAGATTGCCCTTGCAACAGGTGCAGAAGCTCAGGTCGCGCAGGCCTTTGAATTGGAAGTCGTAAAGACTGCCGCTCAAAGAAATGCTGATGCAGAAGCTGCGATGGCATAATAATGAGTACACTCGAACTCGAACATATTAAACACACGAGTTCTTCGAGCAATAACCTGTCAACTCATTCAGACGGGTCGTTGACTGTTGGGAATCTTCAGAGCTTAAATGTTCTTGGTGACCTTACAGTAGATACTTCAACATTAAAAGTAGACGCAACAAACAACAGAGTAGGCATAGGCACAACAAGTCCGACAGCACAGTTAGAACTTTCTGCTGGAGCTCCTACATTAATCTTAAACGCAAATAGTCAAATATCAGATAAGAAAAAAGTTAGATTAGGAGCATCTCAGTTTACAGCTGGAGATTTTGCCGTTCAACAAATGGCAGATGATGGAACAACTGTAGTTTCAACTCCATTCAAAATTGATACATATGGTCATACAATTCCTACATCTATTAAACCAGATAAGTATGGGTCATTGATTGGCCCGGTAAATATAACTGGTGGATTTGTAAACGGATGTGCTGTTAATACATTTCATAGTATCACTAACGTAGATATAAACAACTATGCTGGCGGATATAACAGTGGAAACGTAGGAATACAAGGTGAAATTATGTGGACAAGCGGTAATGTTTCCCAAGGGTATAACCATACAGTAAGATTTATGTTACCACCAAGTAGTTCAAACACAGCACAGGGCTATTCATCTGCTAACTTTACTAGTTTTAGTTATAGTGGAAACATTTATAACGAAATCCCATGTACTGTGACTCATCATACAAGTATGTCATCAAACCATGATATTAGACTTAGGTTACATAACACTTCTAATGTTTCTTATGACCCGTTGCGTTTAGAAATATATACATCAGCAGGTGTTTCTGGCAATGCTAGATTGACACTTTGGAGAGCTTAATGATTAGAGCAGTAGACATACACGAAAGTAGAACAAATTATATTGCTCATCTTGAAGATGAAGAGTCTTTATTCTTTATTGTTCCTTTGGAAAATGATGGATCAGATAATTGGAATAGATTGCAAGAGTGGCTAGATGCAGGTAATGAAATAACAGATACGATTGAGTGGCGAACATTATATAAAGGAACAAGACAAATAGAGTACCCTAATATTGGTGAGCAGCTTGATATGTTATGGCATGCTATCGATACAAATACTCTTGATAAAACAAGTGATTTCTACAATACACTAAAAAGTGTAAAAGATAACAATCCAAAACCGGAGTAAGACGTGGCAACAAGTATTACAAACACATCAGTATCTACCGACGATCTTACTGTAGATACAAGTACTCTTAAAGTTGATGCTACTAATAATAGAATAGGGATTGGAACATCAAGCCCTTTATCTACTGTACATCAAGATGTTGGTCTTACATCAAGAGATGGTTATAAATTATTTTATGGAGATGATCCAAAAGCAGCTTTTACAGTACTTCCAAATACTGGTGAAATAAGAATTGGTGCAGCTACTGTTGGAACTAGTGGTAACTATTATACAGAAATTATGTCCAGAAATGGAAGTAATTTAGTCACATCAATTAAAGCTGATAATTATGGTCGTGTTACTATGCCAAACCAACCAGTATTTAGTATGCACAATTCTACTAGTGGAATGGCAGCTGTAAATGCAGATATTATTCTTAATGCTGGATATAATGGTGGTAATCATGTTAATACATCTACTGGAATATTTACTGCTCCTATAGCTGGAAGATATATGTTTACAGCGTGGTCTATTAAAAACAATGCAAATGGTACTGTTGCTAGACTTCAAATTTTAAGAAATGGAGTTGTAAAGGGAGAAGCTAGAATGGATGAGTCAGGCAATTATACCCAAGCTCATTGCACAATAATAGAAAACTTAGCTGCAAATGATCAAATAAAATTTAAAAATGGTGATAATACAATTTTTTATATGGGTGGATATTATGGTGAATGTAGCGGGTTTTTAATAGGATAGAAATATGTCAAACGCAAGAAATTTAGCAAATCTTCTAAACTCAGATACTACTGTCACCTCGGCTGACATCCTTGATGGAACAGTAGCTACAACTGATATTGCTGATGATGCAGTTACAACTGCCAAGATTCCTGATGGCGCAATTACTGCAGCTAAAATAAACTCAGGTGTTACACTTGGTGGTTCATACTTCCAAGGAGAAAACGGAGCAGTTGGTGCTACGGCTGGTAAAGGTGATATATTTAGAGTACACGAAAAAGAATTAAATACTAATGTTACAATTGCGGCTACAGATAACGCACTAGCGTCTGGCCCATTAACAGTAGCAAGTGGTATTACATTAACAATAAGTGCCGGTGGGAGGCTTGCAATAGTATGAGTACATTAGCAGTAGATGCAATTCAAAACGCAGCTGGAACCTCGGCCGCTACAATTGGCAGTAACGGTGAAATTACTACGGCGCACAACTTAACATCAAGTGGTGTGATTACCGGTAACTATCTTATCGACAATAACTATCCTATTTTTTCTGGACAAGGTATTGCTGGGTTTCAATCTGCAAATTACGAAGGTGTAGGTAGTACTATTGTTTGCCCTTCGGGCTATGCAATGCAACTTGATCAAGGTAGCTTAATGGGATCAGATGGAGCCATGATAGCACCAGCAGCCGGATTTTATGAGTATTTCGTTTGTACGCAAGCTACTAACGGCGGTAATAATGGCCATAGAGGTTTGTATGTTTATCATAAGTCAAGTGGTGGCACAAACCAAATTGATCAAGTTTGGTCGCACAATACATACGGTTATTGGTCTCTTATATCTCATAGAATTATACAAATGGCTCAAGGAGATAAAGTTCTTTGGGGTTATCACAATAGCTATCAGGCGTGGAATCAGGCAGCTAATCACTTTAATTGCTGGGGTAGGAGAATCAAATGAGCACTCTAGCAGTTAACACATTACAAGCACAAACTGGAACTACAGTTTCTATACCAACTGGGAATAAAATAGTTGGAACAGATGCAACTTCTATCGTAGCTCCCGGGATGGTAATTCAAACCGTAACTAATACATCAACAACAACTGTTAACAGTTCTTCAACCAGTGCTTCTGATTTAATTACTGCTTCAATAACTCCTCAATTTACTAATAGTATAATACATATTGAAGGATATGTTAGTAGAATGCAAGTATCAGTTAGTAGTAATGCATACGCTAGTCTTTATATAGCAGACCCATCTGGAAGCTTTATTTCAACGGCGGTTATGGGCTCTGCAATTAGTAATTCTTCTCCTATGACCGTTTTTGGCACACACAGTCCTTCTTCAACAAGTTCACAGACGTATAAACTTCGGTTATCATGTGCGTCTGGAGGTACGTCAAGCACAGGCACAGATGGTCAGCGTTATACAATTAAACTTATGGAGATTGCACAATGAGTAATTTAAGAGTAGGAGCAATTGATTCAGTAAATGGTAACAACGCATTAGCAATTGCAGCCGATGGATCAATGACACATGGTGGAAACGCAATGTCCACTGGTATGGTAAAACTTGCTCAAGCAGAATGGACCACCGACACTGACGGTGTTAACTTTGATGTGTTTGATACAACTAAGTACATTAATTATAAAATGTATTGGTGGGTGTGTCATGAGTCTACAGCAGGTGAGAGCACAACTGCTTCTTGGTATCAGACCGGAATGTGTTTTAGAGACTCAAATGGAAACTTAGACGGGTCAGGTGCATATGATAATAACTGCAGTTGGGTTCCTTCCGGTAGTACTGATCCAGACACTAATAATGCAATTGGAGCGGGTGCAAAAAATAGAATATGGATGTGTGGGAATGGAAACTCATACGACTCGCATGGAGAAGTTTTAATTAGCATTCCTCCTAATTCAAGTTTTAGAGCTGCTGTAAGAGGTGTGTCACAATTAATAGGAGCTCCAAGAGTAAGTAGCGGAGCTGGCGTTAACTATATCGAAGAGTTTTCTTCTGTATTGATTGCTGGTTCTAATACTGATCCAACTCTGTTAACAGGATTTAGATTTTGCTCATTTAGAGGAACAACCGGTAATTATAGCAAAAGAGGTTATGCTACAGTTTACGGAATCGAAAGATAAAAACGTATAAATAGTATCAGAACAATTTATTTTCGGGATACTATAAATGGCAAATCCAACTACCAGAGCAGAATTAGTTTCTCATTGCCTTCGTAGGCTTGGTGAGCCAGTGCTTGAAGTCAATGTTGATGAAGATCAAATAGAAGATCGTGTTGACGAAGCATTACAATTTTACCAAGAGTATCATTCAGATGCGATAGTTAAAAATTATTACAAATATGCTATTCAGTCAGCAGATGTAACAAACGAGTATATTACTCTTCCTTCTTCTATTACTACAGTACAAAGAATCTTTCCAATTGATAGTTCAGCATCAAGCAATAATATGTTTAGTGCACGATATCAATTAAGGCTTAATGACATTTATGATCTAGGATTTATTGGATCACTTGCTCATTATGAACAAACACAACAGTACTTATCAATGCTGGATATGAAATTAAATGGTGCAGAACAAATACGATTTAATAGAAAATCAAATAGACTTTATATAGATGTGGACTGGTCAGCAGATTTACCAGTAGGAAAGTTTATTGTAGTGGATTGTATGTCAATAATAGATCCACAAACTCATACAGCAGTATATAATGATTTGTTTCTTAAAAGGTATACAACAGCTCTTATCAAAAGACAATGGGGTCAAAACTTATCTAAATTCGAAGGTATGCAATTACCTGGCGGTGTTCAGATAAATGGTCGGCAGTATTTAGAAGAAGCAAACGCGGAGATTGATAAAATCGAAGAAGAAATGCAATTAAAATACGAAGCTATGCCAGAATTCTATGTAGGATAATAACATGGCAACTAATGTATATTTCAGCCCTAAAGTAAAAACTGAACAAAATTTATATGAAGACATTGTTATTGAGTCACTTAAGATGTATGGACAAGATGTCATATACATTCCTAGGCAGCTTATTAATCGTGACGAAATTATGAATGAAGATTATTCTAAATTTACTGATGCGTATACTATTGAAATGTACATTGAAACATCCGAAGGATTTGCAGGTGAAGGAGACTTACTTGGAAAGTTTGGTGTTGAAATAAGAGATCAAGCTACATTTGTAGTAGCAAAGAAGCGTTGGGAAAACCTAGTAGGGTTCTACAATAACTCAATTAATGATCAAAGACCGTCTGAAGGTGACTTAGTATATCTTCCACTTGCTAAATCTTTATTTGAAATAAGATTTGTAGAGCATGAGCAACCATTTTATCAGTTAAATAACCTGCCGACATATAAGTTGGAATGTGAGTTATTTGAATATGGTCAGGAAGAACTTGAAACTGGTATTCGTGAAATTGATGAGATCCAAGAAAGATTCTCATATCAGAAAGTATTTACAGTTAATAATGGATCTGGTCATTTCCAACCTGGTGAAACAATTAGACAAAACACTGGTGAAGTTGATCAGCTAGGTGCACTAATATATGTAACCGCCGAAGTTGTAAACTTCAGTGTTTTAGTTGGTGTTGGTACTCTTACACTTATTAACGAAATTGGTAGTGATGGAACTGCAAGAAAGTTTAAAGTTAGCAATTTAGCTGCTGATATTATTACTGGCTTAGATAGTGGTGCAACTTGGTATGTACAGGTAGATGCAAATGATCAAGCTATGAGTGGAGATGTATTTGCACAGAATCAAGACTTTGAAACACTAGGAGATAATATTATCGACTTTACAGAGTCTAATCCGTTTGGAGAAATTACATAATGTTTGGAACTTATTTTTATCACTCAGCAATTAGACGCACCATTGCAGTATTTGGCACGTTATTTAATAATATCGATATTCGTAAAGTAGACTCTACTGGTAAGATATTACAAGAAATTAAAGTACCTTTAGCTTATGGTCCTAGACAAAAATTCTTAGCTCGTGTACAAGATCAGGCTAATTTAAATGATTCCAAATTAGCAATTAAGTTACCCAGAATGTCTTTTGAAATTACTTCAATGACATATGATACTACACAAACAGTTAATAAGTCAAATGAAATACGTGTTGGCTCAATTACCAATAACACCCGAAATTCAGTAAGAACACCTACTCCATATCGTATTGGTATTCAGTTAAATATTATGGCAAAAAATCAAGATGAAGCTTTACAGATTATGGAGCAGATTGTTCCATTCTTTAAGCCAGATTATACTGTTACAATTAATGAAGTTCCAGCAATAGGTATTAAGTCTGATATTCCAATTGTATTAACAAGTGTAACTATGAATGACGATTATGAAGCAGACTTTATAACTCGTAGGGCTATCATATATACGCTTGAATTTGAAACTAGAGTTAATTTCTATGGAGCTGTACAAAATAAGAAAACAATACGTAAAGTAACAAATGACTTTTTTGATTTTACATCACCAAATACAGATCTTATGGAACGTCAAACAGTTACTACAAACCCAACAACAGCAAATGTAACAGATACGTTTACGTATAATGTTGGATATACTACACCAACTGTAGCTGACAATTTTAGAATAGTCTTGAATAATGATACTGGTAACTTTTCAGTAGGAGAAACTATAAGTGGTAGTACATCTGGATCTACAGCAACTGTTGTAACTTGGGATCCAGGGGGTAAAATATTATTAGTTTCTAATCCATCAGCATATTTTGCAATTGGTGAAACTATAACTGGTACATCATCTAGTGCACTTGGTGATGCGGTAACAGTAACAACAGTATGGGTATAATATGAGTGAAATAAAAAAAGATATTAAAGATGACTATGAATTTGCTAGATCACAATTTTATAATTTATCTGAAAAAGGTAATGAAGCCATCGATCTTATGATGGACTTAGCTCGTGAATCCGAACATCCAAGAGCTTTTGAAGTTTTATCAACTGCAATTAAGCAAAACGCTGAAGTTGCAGATAAGCTGATGAAGCTGCATAAAGAAAAAAAGGATGTAGAGACAAACACACAGGCAGCTCTTCCTAATAGTATGACACAGAATAATCTTTATGTAGGGTCAGCAACTGATCTACAAAAGATGTTAATTCAAAAAGCGAAAGAAAAAGAGACTACCATTGAACAATCTAACACGAATCAAGAATAACGAACTAGGCTACCTAGGGAATCCTAATATAAAGCGCGATGGTGTTGAACACAATTGGGCTGCAGAGGAGATCAAAGAGTATGCTAAGTGTATGAAAAATCCAGTGTACTTTGCTAGAAAGTATTTAAAAGTTATTTCACTTGATAGTGGTTTAGTTAATTTTGATTTATATCCATACCAAGAAAAAATGTTTGAACACTTTGATAATGAAAGATTTTGTATTGTACTTGCATGTAGGCAGTCTGGTAAATCAATATCATCAGTTGCATATTTAGTTTGGTATGCGATATTCCATCCAGAAAAAACTATTGCAGTACTTGCTAACAAAGGAGCAACAGCTAGAGAAATGCTAGCCCGAGCTACTTTAATGTTAGAAAATATTCCATTCTTTTTACAACCAGGATGTAAAGCAGTTAATAAGGGATCAATTGAGTTTAGTAATAATTCTCGTATTTTAGCTGCTGCTACAAGTGGTAGTTCTATTCGTGGTTTATCTGTTAACTTACTATTTCTTGATGAGTTTGCTTTTGTTGAAAATGCTACTGAGTTTTATGCATCAACATATCCAGTGGTTTCAGCTGGTAAAGATACAAAAGTTATTATTACATCTACCGCAAATGGACTAGGTAATATCTACCACAAGTTATGGGAAGGTGCAGTACAAAGTACAAATGAGTTTAAACCATTTAGAATTGATTGGTGGGATGTACCTGGCCGAGATGATGAATGGAAAAGACAAACAGTATCTAATACGTCTGAATTACAATTTGACCAAGAATTTGGTAATAACTTTCATGGTACAGGAAATACATTAATTTCTGGTAATAAGCTTTTAGAAATGAAAGCAAAAGCTCCTATCTATACACAAGATTCAATAAAGGTATATGATAGACCAGATAAAAATAAAAATTATATGATGTTTGTTGATGTTGCAAAGGGAAGAGGTCAAGACTATTCTACTTTTAATTTAATCGATATCAGTGCCAAACCTTTTAAGCAGGTTGCTGTTTATCGCGACAACACTATCTCGCCTCTACTCTTCCCTGATATTATATATAAGTATGCAAAAACCTACAATGATGCGTATGTTGTTATTGAGTCAAATGATCAAGGATCTGTAGTTTGCAATGGTCTATATTACGAACTAGAATACGAGAATGT